CACCAATAATACCAAATGATATCGTCGCCATCCACATATGGTGTGAAGTGGCGCTTAACTAATAAGTATGTCAATTCAAGCGGAGGGTTTACTAGATTAAAAACTCTCCTGTGCGCGTTGACAAGATTGCGCGCATTAATTAATTCATCCTCTGTGGTGCTGGGGGACACTCCATAAAAGTATATATTCTGTGTAAAAAACCCAACATTATCATATTTAAAATTTGATAAAAGTTTTATGATTGAGGCTGATTGTTCATCCCCTCGATAGAACCCTTGGGTTCCTCCACACATGCGTCGCCTCCGTTACATCGCACAAACTTTACTGTTTGACCATCATATAAAAAGTATGCTATCAATTTTCCATCGATAATGATATCTTCATATACATTGTTTCCTTCTTCACGCCTTGTGACTTTGACAATTTGTGTAAGCAATTCATTAAACTTTTGTTTCTTAAACTGGATAAGTTTACGTAATTGTAACTTTTCTATTCTCGTCATTTTTTCACCGTAATAGTTTGTATCTCTGTATATTCAATTAACCAATTAAGATATACTCTTGCTTTGTGCAAGTCTTCTGTTTTGTTCTTCTTATCCGCTCTGGAAATATATTTAATTACATTCCCTTTTAAAAACCCAATAAATTGTTGGGGTTCCATAGACGCAACCATATATTCGATTGGTTGTATCTGCTGTGAAGTATAGTGTGGCAAAGTTGCCACATCTGGGGTAACCAATGACATCTTATTACCTACGAGCATTTACTTTTTCCACAGTTCATACAAACTTGACAACCCTCTTGCATAACAAACTGTGGGTTATCGCAGCAGGATTCATTCTTTGGTTCTGTAGACATCTTATTAGATACTATTGGAGTTTGTTGTGGATTATTCTGCTCAATCATACAAGCCAACCTGTTGATGGTGTTATTAATGCATTTGCCAGTAATGTCCGCACATGATTTACCAGCGGATTCTTTATTTTGCATGGCTGTGTTACACTTTACACGACCGAATTGTTTCACATAACTGTTAGCAGAAACACCGTTATCAAGCCCAGTAGAAACAGATCTTCCGAGAGCCGCCATGTTTGCCGCGCAACCTCCCGTTCCATCTCCTTCGACAAAAACTTTTGTCGGGGACTCTCCATCATGTCCAACCACAACATAAAATTTTCCACAGCCAGACTGCACTTTGTAAATATATGCTGGAGTAATAGAATCATAAAACTCATCCTCAACCCAATCAATTATGTTATCACTGTTTACTGATACCTTCCCTGTGGTATCAGTGATAATTGGTTTTAAACACAAGACCTCTTCATTACGAGAGCCAGTCCTATAAATGGTAAGTCCTTTACATTCAGATTTCCAAGCAAGAATGATAGCCTTCTTTATATCGTCACGGGTTGCTGTGTTTGGCATATTGATAGTTTTACTTACTGCGTTATTTACATGTGTTTGAAAAGTCGCTTGCATTTTAATATGATTTTCGTAAGAAATATCAAGTGCAGATTTAAATAATTGTTTGAAATCTTCTGGCAACCATTTAATATCTTGGATAGTTCCTTTTTCCATAACATGTTTTATAATATCACGATAAAAATTCTTATCAAGTTCTTTATCACAAATGATTTTTAATTCTGCATCGAATATTGGATGAATAATAACGCGTTCACCTGTTGTGTCCTTGCGAGTATATGCCCACGAAAACACTGGTTCTATACCAGAGGAAACTCCTGCCAAAATACTGATGGTTCCCGTTGGTGCAATTGTTGTTCTAGTAGTATTTTTTGCACGCTGTGAACCGCTGTTTAATGATCTGGACTCTGCTTCAGCATTACGATCAATAACTGACATAATGTTTTTTGCAATATTAAATGCATAATCACTATCGTATGGTATTTTCATTTTGAGAAGCATATCATGGAAACCCATTACACCGAGACCAATTTTTCTAGTCTTCTTTGTAGCCTCTTCAATTTCTGGCAATGGATATTTATTAACATCAATCACAGCGTCTAGGAAATGCACAGCCGCGCGGGTTGTATGGGTGAGTTTATTCCAGTCTACGTCGTTATGCTCATCAAGCATGTTGGCAAGATTGATGCTACCCAGATTACACGATTCATTCGCATAAAGTGGTAATTCAGAACATGGGTTTACAAGATGCATTTTTCCAAATGTATTTGTGAACGATTCTCTGTTTATTGTGTCAGTAAATAAAACACCGGGTTCTCCATTTTTATAAATACCTTCAATTATTATATTAAAAATTTCTAAATTTGTTTGAGAATTATTCTCTACAATACTTTTCATAAATATATTATCAATCCATACTGATATATTAAAATTAGAAAATGTACCTTCATTAGATTTACATGTAATAAATTGTTTAATTTCAGGGTGAGTTATATCAAGGGAACCCATCATGGCTCCACGCAACTTGTTACTCTACTTAAAAAGTAGGGATAAGTCATTTCTGCTTATCTCTCGTACTTTCGTTACGAGTTCGGACTATATCATCAAGAATTTTAAATTTATTATATTTTCGTTCTAGGTGCATAGAACTATCTTTATAAATGAGTTTACCAAAATTATATACAGATTCAATTGAACTAAAGTCTAAAGAATAACAACCCTCTTTTGAATAAATTGCTTTTTCTGGTATTTTAATTCCTTGTAAGATTAAATATGATTTTAAATCTTCAAGCATTTTCTTGCTCGCGCACGTAAAAGTTACTTTAACTTTATCATAAAATTTCTCTTTATATTTTCTTTTATATACACGTACACAACCATCTCCATCAAAATATCCACGAATAAATGCATTTGTTTTAGACGAATCTTTAAAATTAATAAATCGTTCTTTACCAGTTTTTCTTCCGGGTTCTACTCCAGATAATACAATTCTGTCATATAAACATTTACTATATATTGCAAACCCGCTTTTATTTTGTTCATTTGGAGTATGTTTTTTAATAAATTTAACAGTATTTTTTGACATTACATAGTGAGAAATTTTTATTAAAATATCTTTATCGATCTCCGCTAATGTAATATGTACACTATTGTTATCCTGTTTAAGATGCCCGTCTGCCATAATAAATCCAATGATATAACAATCTTCATCTGTCATATTTAAAAATACATCATTATAATTATTTTTAAAAGTCGTTCTCATTTTATATGTTGTTAACATTATTGCACCTAAAATTCTTGTTTCCTTTTTAGTCTCTGAACCTTCATCTATTAAGATGCTTGGCTGCTGATTGTCCAATTGTTTTTATTTTCAAACATTCACGCTTATCATTACTAATTACGTTGTAGTTAAAAACACTTAAGGATGTTCCAGCAATTTAAGAAATTTATACCGCGCCGTTAAAACGCGATCCACCCTGTTTAATAACATCTGTCATCGTATCAAAAACTCTCATAAATGACACCACTCCAGATGCTACTCCTTTTCTATCTCCAACTCTACTACCAGATGCACGGATTTTACTAAAATCAAAACCCACCCCACCACCTGATTTAAATATTCCAGCCGCATGTTTGTTAGCATCAAAGATACTATCAATTGAATCTTCAATGTTCAATGCAAAACATGCAGACAATTGTCCGGATTTAGTCCCAGCATTCATTAATGTGGGAGTATTAGGAATAAAATCTTTATTATTTATAATCTCAAACATTTCTTTCTTATCTGATTCCGTTTTGCAAATCGCATCAACAACGCGACGTACGATATCTGTCCACGAACTCTCTCCATTTGCACAGTATCGTTCTTTAATTAATCTATCTTCGTATTCTCCCATAATAATTACCTTATTTATATTCATACACAATACACTATAATAAAAAAAAGGTTACATATCTAACCGTTCAACCTTCTGTGGGAATCCATAAGATATTCTGATGTTAGTATATTTATTTACGTAATTGATAAAATGTGCCAGATGATACGAACTCTTCTTAAGCGCACAGTGTGTCTTAAACTCTGACACAAGATATCTGACTTCTTTAATCAAACCCTGTTCGGTCTTCGTAGAATTTGCTGGGTCATCTACAACAATTGTGTTTAACTTCTTTTCTTCACCATCATATACTTCAAAAATTACAATCATAATGTCACTTCCTCTGGGTTACATAAATTACAATAACCATGCTTTACAAAGTTACAATCGCGTGGGAACAAGTTACAACTTATTGCATCACGCAACGCATCTAGGTGTTCATTTACTGCCGTGGTGCTTCGCTTTGAAATCGCAAACACATCCTCACGTTCCATCATAGGATTGATAAGTTTGATGTGTGTAGCCTTGGTATCTGGATAAAATTCATCCCAAAGCATCTTATAAAATGCTCCCTGCTGACGAATAGAAGAGGCGTTCACAGAGTTGCCAGTTTTATATCCAACAATGACAACGGTCTTTTCTCGCTTATCCATCCAATCAACACGGTCAATATATCCAGACAAAAATTGTTTTGGACTGCGAAGTTTATCTTCTACCTTAAGTGGCATCCATTCATCAAATGGTAATTTCTGAAATCTCGCTAGTTCATAATTCAGAAACCACCGAGCCATGTTTTCTTCTATAGGCGTGAAAGTCG